GGCCTGAGTAAATGAGTTCGAGTGTGAAGCTTTTGAATAGCTCCCAGACTTCTGGGTTGTTGCGGTGATAGGTGCGGACCTGCTCTCTGATCTGCTGCTCTCGTGTCTGGCTCATAGTTTTGCCCTCTTTGCGATAATGCCTTCAACCGTGCCTTTTAAATCGTAGCTTTGAGCTACAAACCCGCCGCCAAAGTTTTTGCCTCGATAAACCTGAAATCCTTCAGATCTCGCAATTTTTAAGGCTGATTGGTAATCATCACCAAAAGCCATCCAGGTAGTTACATACCGAGGATTCCCGTTGACATCATTCGTGACTCGGTAAATCCGATATCCGAAATCATCTTCTGTTTTTTTGTCTAAATAACATTCGCTCATGTTGCTCATATCGCCTTCCTCGTCGTGGTTGATTAGATGTTTATTGCATATCCCAATATGGATGGGTTAAGCGGAATCTAACCCGAGAGCGTTGCGGTGTCAAACCTTTTATAAATAAATTTATATATCGGATAAAACACTTGTTTTGCAGGGTCTAGTTGTTGACAATGTGCGCGGGGATAGTTGCCTTTGTCGTTTTTATATTTCAGCAAATGTATATCCCTTGAATGATGAAAGCCATAGCGTGTTAAGCCCCGCCAATTTCGGTTAGCGGGGTTTTTTTATGCCAAGAGAAAGCGGAGTTGCTGTGCGGTCAGAGAGAGACAAGGGGCTGCTCGAGCGAGCTGGAGTTGAGGGATTCAATCAACCTAAGCGAACGCCTGGTCATAAGACGAAAAGCCATGTTGTCGTCGCCAAGGTAGGCGATGAGACAAAGACCATTCGATTCGGCCAGCAAGGTGTTAAGGGCGCGGGAAGCTCGCCTACGTCTGCGAAGGATAAGGCTAGAAAGAAGTCTTACTACGCGCGACACAATGCGCAGGACTCGAACCCTAGCAAGCTCTCCGCTCGCTACTGGTCGCACAAGGTGAAGTGGTAGTGATCGGGCAACGAATCGAAGGGTCGCGTATAGATCAAACAGTCAGCTTCTTGATGATGCTGGCAATTGTTCTTATCGGGCTGTCTGTCGCTGTGCTTCTCGCGTTTGCGGCTGCCGTTAAGATTGCACTATCTATCTGGAGTTAAGATGCCTGGACTACTTGAAAAGCCTGGTCTGTACGCGAATATCCACGCTAAAAAGAAGCGGATAGCGGCGCAGAAAGCAGCAGGTAAAACACCTGAGAAGATGCGCGCCAAGGGAGCCAAGGGCGCACCCAGCGAGATGGACTTTGCTCAAGCTGAGAAAACAGCCAAGCGATGAGCGAAGATCTGATCGACCGTCTGAAGTCTCACGAGGGTTATCGTCGTTTCGCGTATGAGTGCAGCGAAGGCAGGCTGACAATCGGCTACGGAACGATGATTGAGAACGGGGGTCACGGGATCCCTGAACCTATAGCCGAAGCTCTGCTGACTGATTACGTCAATGTGATCTATGCGCAGATGTCTAAGCACCGCTGGTTCACAGATCTCAACCAGGCGAGGCAGGAGTGCATCGTCGAGATGTGCTACCAGCTCGGCGTAGAGGGCGTCTCTGAGTTCAAGAATATGATATCTAGCCTCAAGGCAGAGAACTGGCTAGCGGCAGCTGAGGATGCTCTTGATAGCCTGTGGGCTAAGCAGACGCCTGCTCGCGCAGCTGAAGTAGCCGGAAGACTGGCACAAGGCTGATGCATAGATATGAGTACTTGCGGCCTTTCGCGCAGACACCCGCGCAGAACCGAGTATTAGACGCTGCCTTGGCTTGCAATCTGATGCAGGATGTCGGGCCTTATCTTGGCATCGCGCATCGCACTGCCGAGATTACAATGGCGCGTATGCGCAATAGGGCTGCGCTGCAAGGCGTGTCGCCGGATCACGGCCTGACGCGTGAGGTTCCTCAACCTTTCAGCGTGAAGGGTACGTCAACCCTTTACAACAAAGATGGAGACATCTCGGCTCAGTGGGTTAAGACCCAGGTAAATGAGAACGAAAAGCTCCAGCTCATTCAATCAGCCATCTTCGACTCTATGGCTGATTACAAAGGGGTATACAGACCCCGCAAAGCGCCAACGACTGATAACGAAGACTTGCTCTCGTGCTATGTGATGGGTGACCCCCATATCGGCGCTTATGCTTATGCTGCCCAATCCGGTGAAAGCTTCGATCTCAAGATCGCAAGGGAAGATCTGCTCGCAGCGACTTCCAAGCTGGTGCGGGTGGCACCTAAAAGCAATCGGGCGCTGATCGCTAATCTGGGTGACTTCTTTCACGCCGACAACCAAAAGAACACAACGACCAGGGGAACCTTCGTCGATGTAGCCGGGGTCTGGCAGGAAGTCTTGCAGGCTGGCTGCACACTGATGGTTGACCTGATTAACCTGGCACTAACCAAGCACCCGCAAGTGACGGTGGTGAACTGCATAGGCAATCACGATGACCATTCGTCGGTGATGCTTAGCGCATTCCTTGGGGCTTACTATCGAGATGAGCCAAGGGTCGAGATCCTGCCTACTGCCAACAAATTCAATTACGTCCAGCATGGTCGAGTAGCCATAGGCTTCACGCACGGTGACACGGTAAAGCTCAACACGCTGTCAGAGATTATGGCAACGGATAAGCCTGACCTGTGGGCTGCTACTGACCATCGGTATTGGTTCACAGGCCATATACACCACACAACAAAGCAGGAGCTAAGGGGATCTGTCGTCGAAAGCTTCAGAACCCTCGCAAGTCGTGACGCCTGGCATACGAACTCCGGCTACCGCAGCGGCAGAGATATGTTCTGTATTGTCCACGACAAGCAATTCGGGGAAGTCGAGCGGTATCGCTGTGACATTCGGAGAGCGCGGAATGCCCAAGCTAACTAGCATAGACGGCTACAAAAAGACCCTCGCTGAAGATGAGCCGTCGATCGAACTCGAGGCAGTTAATGTCTGGTGTGTAGAGTGCGGGGGCGGTTTGTTCGCATGGAAGATGGATGTGAACAACGAATCTAACAACCTGCTGACCTGCGCTACCTGCCAGGCTAATTACCCGCTGTTCGATGTTGATGGATTAATCAAACTAATGAAAGGCGACAGCACTGATGCTTAGTCTCATGGGTAAGATCTTTGGGTCTGAAAAGGCGCTAGAGGGCGCTGTGAGCGGCATTAATCGTGGGCTTGATGCGTTGGTCTATACCGACGAAGAAAAAGCCCAGGACGCAGCACAGGAACGCCAGAAGGCTAGAGGGATGGTCGTTGAGTGGATGGCTAACACCACAGGCCAGAAGCTAGCCCGGAGGCTTATTGCAGTGTCTATCACTTTTGTGTGGCTACTCCAATACATCGCCGCCTGGGGCTTGGTTGTTGCTGCGATCTTTGTAGACCCTGAGACGGGGGAAAGGCTTAAGGAGGCGTCGATACTGACGCAAGAGCATAGCGACGGAATGACTGGCGCAATCATGCTAATCCTTAGCTTTTACTTTGCCGCACCTCACATGGACAAGATTGTAGGCCCGGCGATGGAACGCTTCGCTAAGACGAACAAGAAGACATGAGAATGAAGATGAACATAGAGCCAACAATTAGCTGGGGTGATGTCAGCATCGCCACGGGAATGCTTATCGCTGGCCTGTTGGCTTTTACTGATGTCAGCAAAGGCGTGACGTTGAATGAGGTGGCGGTGGAGCACTTCCGCGCAGATCTCACCACACTAAACACCGAGTATCGAGAGCACCTCTCACAAGAGCGCCAGGAGCGGCAGTTAATGCGCGATGAGGTTAGAACTGACTTGCAGATCATAAGCACGAAGCTCGACAAGCTTATTGAGCGACAGCTCGTAGGAGCAAATTAGCATGGCCGATTACAGACCAATGATGCCAAGCGCGAGCCAAGGCAACATACCAGTTGCTCCAACAGGAAAAAGCAACCTGCCAGTTGCCCCAACGGGTAAAGTGAATACGGGAAACAACTACCTGGTTAATCAGGCCCGACAGAACCTTACGCCAACCAATCAGCCTTCATCACCACCAGCAGGCGTGGCGGTCAATCCTAATCGTGGCATGACCCGTCTGCCCAATGTTCAGCCTACTGTGGCTGGAGCTGCACAAGAGCGAGCAATGGCTGGGTCAAGCACTCAGCAAGCAGATCTTGTTGCACAAGCTAGAGACAATATGGGGACTGGTTCTGCGCCTCAAGGCATGGGCTTGCTGCAAAGAGCGCAGCTGGAAAGGCAGGCACGATGACAGAAGACGAAGCCCCTAAGAAGCGGGGGAGGCCCAAGGGTAGCTACAGCAAAGCCTCGAAGGCCCAGGTCGCAAGGCTAACGGATGAGGGGAAGCTAAGCCCTCTCGACTATCTTGCCTCGATATATCAGAACGAATCAGAAGACATCCGCTTGAGAGTGGAAGCCGCTAAAGCCGCTGCGCCTTATGTTCATGCCCGACTGGCATCAACTGAGGTGAGAGCCGCTGTCACAGGGATATCCCAAGAAGAATGGCTCACGAGCTTGAAATAACACGGTTAAGACTGCGAGATGATTTCCCTTTTTATGCGCGTAACTGCTTAAGGGTTCGCTCGAAGTCAGGAGAGACGCAAGCCTTTGCGCTTAACAAGGCTCAGCAGTTCATTCACGCCTGCATAGAGCGGCAGAAGGCCGAGACTGGGAAGGTTAGGGTCATTGTCCTCAAGGGGCGGCAACAGGGCGTATCGACTTACGCTGAAGGCAGGCTCTACTGGAAGACAACCCATCGCAGTGGCGTGAGAGCTTTCATCCTTACCCACGAGGCTGACTCGACGTCTGCACTGTTTGAGATGGTTGAGAGATACCACGAACTAGCGCCTGACTTCGTGAAGCCCATGACCGGGGCTAGTAACGCCAAAGAGCTGATCTTTAGCAAGCTAGATAGCGGTTACAAGGTTGGCACGGCAGGCAACAAGTCTGTAGGCCGAGGCACGACGATCCAATACTTTCACGGGTCTGAGGTGGCGTACTGGCCGAATGCGGCAGAGCACGCAAAGGGAATCCTACAAGCGGTTCCAGATGAGGATGATACAGAGATCATTCTAGAGTCTACGGCTAACGGAATAGGCAATTACTTCTATCAGCAATGGCAGAGAGCGGAGGCCGGAGAAGGCCCTTTCCAGGCGATCTTTGTTCCTTGGTTCTGGCAGCCTGAGTACCGCAAGAGTGGCCTTGGTGTTACGCGCTCACCTGAAGAGGAAAAGATCGTAGAGCTGTTTGGCTTAGATAATGAGCAGCTTGCATTTAGGCGTTCAAAGATTGCCGAGTTATCCGCTGATGGCGGCGATGGTTTGTTTGCATTCAGGCAAGAGTACCCAATGACTGCGCAAGAAGCCTTCCAGGTTTCCGGCGGGGATAGCCTGATTCGGCCAGAGACGGTGATGCAGGCACGACAAGCGAAGGTACTGGCTCACGGCCCATTAATTGTTGGCGTAGACCCTGCGCGCTTTGGCGACGACAGAACGGCCATCATTAAACGTAGGGGTCGATCAGCCTACGACCTGGTGACATATGACAAAACTTCGACAATGGAGGTGGCCGGACTGGTCAACGCCATCATTAAAAACGAACGACCAGCGCAGGTTGCTATTGATGTTGGTGGTTTGGGTGCTGGTGTTGTCGATCGCTTGCTTGAGCTAGGACACGGTGATGTGGTTGTGCCGATTAACTTCGGTGGCTCGTCATTAGATCCTGAGCGATTCATTAACAGGCGAGCCGAGATGTGGTGGAACCTGCGCGATTGGCTCGACGGTGATATGCCCGTAATGATCCCTGACAGAGATGATCTGCACAGTGATCTATGCGCGCCATTTTACAAATACGACTCCCAGGCCAGAAGAAAGCTTGAGAGTAAAGACGACATGAAGAAAAGAGGGATGAGATCCACGGATTGTGCTGACGCACTCGCGCTTACTTTCGCAGAACCTTTGCGCGTGGTTCGTGATGAAGTAATAGAAAGGTCGTCAGTGGTGGATAAGGTCGCTGGATATTAAGGGTAAAACTATGCAAGCAGTTGATAGCACTAACATCGAAGGCATGGACGAGGAGTTCGAGCTAGAAATAGCGGAGCGCCTGCACGTTTTTGCGTCTCGATTAAACAGGCTGGCGACTGAGCAGGTTGGCAAGCGCAGCCAGATAGAACAACGGTGGCTTGATGATCTTCGCCAGTATCACGGCGAGTATGCGGCTGACGAGGCTGCGGAGCTGTCACGCTCTAAAGGCTCGAAAGTGTTCGTTAATATTACGCGCAACAAGACCAATGCTGCGGAAGCGCGCCTGCAGGATATGCTATTCCCAACAGATGACAGGAACTTCGGTATATACCCGACACCTGTTCCTGAGCTTAACGCTATAGCAGAGAAAGATCCTCAAACGACTGAAGAAGTTGGCCCCATTGAGATGGCTCGCCAAATTCAGTCGCAGGCAGAGCAGGCTTCGCAGATGATGCAAGACGTCATCGATGACCAGCTTGTTGAGTCTCGATACCATATTAAGGCTAGAGATGTGATCCATGATGCTTGTCAATTAGGCACAGCGATCATTAAAGGTCCGATAATCATAGGTCGGACAAAGAAGCGATGGGACATGATGCCTGATGGCATGAGCGTTCTTCAGATCGTTGAATCTCTAGCGCCTACAGTCGAGCGGGTAGATCCCTGGGACTTTTTCCCTGATATGTCTGCCAAATCAGTTGCTGAGGCCGAGTTTGTTTTTGAAAGACGCAGGCTCTCTAAGAAGCAGCTTCGCGACATGGCAAAACTCCCTGGCATCTTGGTGTCGCAGCTCAAGGAAGTGGTCAGGAGTGGCGTCAAATCGTCTCACATTGCCAGAGACTTTACCGACGATATCAGAAGCATTACTGGCATCAACACGGTAGGCGAAGGCAACAGGTATGAGATATGGGAATACCACGGCCCGATCTCGAAGTCTGAGCTAATTGACGCAATGGCGTTAACCGAAGAGGACGAATACGGCTCCATTGAAACTGATGAGCTTGACGATGAGATCGAGGCGACTGTGTTCTTCTCGGGCAACCATGTTCTGAAGGTTGCGCTAAATCCTATGGACTCAGATGAGCGCCCCTTCTCGGCGTTTAACTGGGAGAAGGATGAGTCATCGATCTTTGGCTTTGGCGTCCCTTGCTTAATGAGGAACCCTCAGAAGGTCATTAACGCCTCCTGGCGAATGATGATGGACAACGCAGGGTTATCGGTCGCTGACCAGATAGTGGTCAACAAAGAGATCGTATCGCCTGCTGACGGCAGCTGGGAGATGGCCCCTAAGAAGGTTTGGAACCTGGTCGATAAGACGCGATCTGTCGCAGAGGCGTTTGCCTCTTTCTCGACACCCAGCCATCAAACAGAACTGGGCAATATCTTCAGCATGGCTCGCCAGCTTGCCGACGAAGAGACTAACTTGCCCTTGATAGCCCAGGGCGAGATGTCGCCCAACATGACCAAGACAAGCTCTGGCATGGCAATGCTGATGAACAGCTCAAACATTGTTCTACGCAAAGCGGTTAAGAACTGGGACGACGATATAACCCGCCCTCTAATCACGCGCTTCTATGACTGGAATATGCAATTCAGTGAGCGAGCGGAAGTGAAGGGTGATTTTAGCGTTGAGGCTCGTGGCTCTGGCGCTCTACTGGTTCGTGAGAAGCAGCAAGAGAACCTCATGATCTACTCAAACATCTCTATGCAAAACCCTGAATACTTCAAAAGAAGAGACTGGGCTGAGCTGGACAGAGAGATCGCCAAGTCCCTTGAGCTTCCTTACGACCAGATCACTATCAGTGAAACTGAGATTGCCGAAAGAGAAGCCATGGCCCAAGAAGCAGCGGCCCAGGGTATGCCTGACCCTGCCATGCAGAAGCTCCAGCTAGAGGCTCAGTTAGCTCAGGCTAAGTTAGAGATTGAGATGCAAAAACTACAGCTGGATACACAGTATAAAGCAGCGGTTCTTCAGCAATCAGGCCAAGAGATGCAGCTCGACAACCAGCTTGAGCGCGAGAAGATGGCGCAGAAAGAGCGAATGGATATGTCGCATCTTACAAGTAAGTACCAGATCAGTGAGAGAACGCGCCAGACAGGCTACGCAACGGCCCAGGAGCGCAATAAAACTGAAAGGGATAAGGCGGCAGCCCAAACGAACGTGAAGCTCACAGAGGCTCAGCTGAAGGCTCAGAACATCGCCAACAGCTTTGACACATTCTAATGA